GTTCCACAAAACAAAGCCAATGATATGATGCAACAAATGAAAGAACAAGGGGTCATGGAATATGAATTCCTCAGCTTTCAAAACTACAAACGCGCTCTCCAAGCTGGGATAAGACAATCAACTATTACCTTAGACCTACCAAACTCACAAATCAAAAGTATACTGTCGGTCGCTACTGATTCATCTCCCCTCAGTAATCCTAACGAGTATGTTAGCCACCATCTCCAGCACGGTCTTGTAGGAATTGCTGATAATATTACTAACTATCAATGGATGTATGGTGGAGTTCTAAATCCGGATAGACAGGTGCCAATGGCTAAAATCAACACTAACCAAATTGAACAGCAGCATTTAGTGGAATTAGAAAAAAGTTTAGTTGTTGCTGGAATTCCTACTAAATCATTTAGACGCTATAAGCATCAAGTAGTAATAGGAAGAGCTATGGCATTGCAACAAGGTTCTTATGATGGAAGAGGAAAAGATTTTAACTTGCAAATCGCCTACGAGGAAACAAGTGCACCAGCTAAGAACAAGCTAATAAATAACTTCGTATGTCATGTCAGAACAATCGTAATGACCGCAAATGGTATTGCAATCCAATCATAAATATTAATAGAATAAAATTTTATTATATATAATATAGTATATATAATAAGGATTATGTCGAATAGATACATTGAAATTCTACCCTCGAACATCAGTTCAACGGACGATGCTGGATATTCTAAAGGAACACCGTTGATTCAATTCAACATCGGTTCTCAAGACACATATCTAATTGGTTCAACATTAAGACTAAATGGTGCATTTTCAAGAACAGGATCAGGGGTAACTAAAAGCTGCATAGACCCAGCCTTGGGAGTATATAGCATCATTGACCAATTACTAATATCATCGAACAAGACTAACCAAACCATCGAGCACATTAGAAATTACAATCGTTTCTTAGCTTCATACATACCTGCAACAACTTCAGAGAATGACTTGAATGGGCACATGAATATGAGCAGTTTATCTGGTTTATCATACGGGTCGCAAAGTAATAACGCAACATTGGAATTTTCAATTCCTCTTCCGTGTGGGGTGCTATTGGGAAGAAATCCGATTCCTTTATCGGATACTTGGGGTATTAAAGGTCTCAATTTAACTTTAAACTTAGCACCAGATAGCAATGTGTTCTTTGCCTTAGATGATACTGATGTGAGTGGGGTTACATATTTTCTGACGGATTTGAAAATCACGGCAGAAGTTCAACAACCTCCACCGGACCAGTTAGCAACCTTGATGAGACAAACAGCTAATTCGTTCGAATATAATAGTATCAGCTCATATTATGCGGTTGTAAATAATAATCATGCAACAGTTAATATTAACTTAGGACTAAAAAGAGTGCTATCGGTGTTTTGTAACTTTATCACTGCTTCAGATATTAACAGCTATGATGCAAACGGCATGGAAACATTAGATATTAGACAAGACAATGGCACAGGTGCAACGTTGACCGATGTGGTATTCACCAAAGGTGGAATGCGATTTCCGCTGGACTACGATATTGTTACAGTGCAAAGAGACAACTCCAACAATGATTCAGCCGATGGTCAAATAATTCGCAACTTCTTGAATAGTGTAAGGCCATTCTCCAAGCTGGACAGGACATTATTTAGCAATATCACATCAAGTCAATTAGCAAAAAAATCATCTTCATTGTATGGTGTCGGAGTTGCCTACGATACCATAAGTAACCAAGGTGTTGACTTCAGTGCAGACCAGTTTGCGATGGTTCTACAATCTTTGTTAAACTCTAATAACCCAACTGCTGCTTTCATATTTGCACATGCGAAGAACACCTGCCTTATGAGTCCACAAGGAATTCAAGTATTAAGCTAAATATTATTAGAATAAAATTTTATTATATTTAATATAGTATATATAATAAGATGTCTTTAGCAAAACCGGATATAATGGTCAATGCTGGCAATATACCATCAGAGCAGTCAATCGGGACAACTACTAGTATTCTCGAACCTGTCGTTCACACGAGCACTATGTGCCGATTCGTTCTAGAAAACAAAGGAAGACTCCATGCTAATAGTAAAATAGTTCTAGGCGTTGCCGCAACTGACCAAAGGGCATTCTTCCCACCAAATGTTGGCATTCATTGTCTTATTAGTCGCGTCGCATTGAAATTCGGAGGCAAGCTTATCTCTGAGATTCAAGACTTTAATCACTTTATGTCTTACAAAGCTTGTTTCAATTCCAATGAAGAAAACTTTGAAAGAAATACAGTAACTAATGGAATACTCATGGACTATCAAATGATTGATGATGAGGTCGGTATACATACGGGTCGCTCATACAAAGGCAATGCAGTATTGTTCGAAGAATTTAACGACCTTAAACAAACTCCAACCTATCAGATACGTCTAGTTGACATGTTTCCTTGGTTAGGCAAGGTGCAATTACCTTTATACCTAATGAAAGAACAGGTAAGCATCGAACTGTTTTTCGAAACTAATAATGCCAAGAAATACATTACACCAAAAGGTGGAACGGATATTGCTGGCCCGATAAGCATTGATACGGAGCAAACCAAACTAGTTGCAGACTACATATATTATCCTCAGCCAATCATGGATAATTACGAGGCACAGATTGCCAAAACTGGATTAACCATTCCAATACTGGAGTATGGTTTAGTCAAAATGACGGTTGCAAGAGATTCAGATGAAGATGTTAAAATTTTAAGAAACATAGGTGGAGCCAACCGTATGGTTACAAAGCTCATAATCATAAATTCCGAGACTGGTAAGACAAGAGAAGTTCTGTTCAATGATTTCGGGAGCTCTTTAGTCTCAAAAGACGATGCTACGTTCCGGTATAATATAAAATACAATGATAGAAACTTGTATCCCCGTAATATCAACAACGTCGCACATGCATTTAATCAAGTTCAAAATGCAGAAGGACTACCTCTGTTCATCACAGGTGGTGAGTATGACGTTGACCGTGCTGACTACACTTCAAAAACAATTGAAGGATACGACTTGAACAAAGCTGCAGAAACAAATACCAGAGGATTTGTTGCCATAAAGCTCGATGGCGAAAGAGTCAATAGTGCAGGAATTGAAGTAGACATGGCACTTTTTGACACGAATGGTGATGTTGTAACCCGAATGTATCTAGAGATGGGTTGTATACTAACTCTTAAAGATGGTAAAGTTAATAAGACATATGCTTGAAGAAAGTATAAAAATTGACGATTATATATATATTAAATATAAATCTAATATATGTATATAGAATAATGGTTAATCTAATTGAAATAATCAAAGCAAATAGACCCGCCCTTGTTGATTCCTCGGTGAACGCGTATGTAAATAATATAAGAAAGCTCCATGAGAAGATGTATAAAACGAAAGATGTTAAAGCTTTGTCATGGGTTGGTGACTACCAGAAGATACTAGAATTCTTAGAAGATAATATAAAATCCTACCTAACTGTCAGAAACTTTCTAAATGCATTGATAGTTCTCATTCTGAATGACGATAAATTTACAAAAGCTTTGGAAGTGTATCAAGAGAAACGGGATAATCTAAATGACCAATATCAATCTTCTCAGGGAGAAATGACAACAAAGCAGAAAGAAAATTGGGTTGACTTGTCAGATATCCAGCAATATGTTACACAAATGAATGATGAAGTCAAGTTATTGAAACTAAACAAGAATGTATCTATTGGAAACTTGATGCTTATACAAGACAGATTCATGGTTAAGTTTTGGATAACATACCCAGTGAGAAACGATTTATCTAACACTAGAGTATTGACGAAACGAAATTTCAATCAGCTAAGTGCCGAAGATAAAAGTAATAATAATTATATGATTGTATCACCCAATAACGTCAGTCTACATATATCAAACTACAAGACTAAGAAAGTATATGGAATCAAGACAATCAAGATTACTGACAAAAATGTTATTGGTTATATGCGAGATTGGTTAAAGGTCAGTCCAAATCCAGAATACATTCTGATAAATTTAAAAACAAACAAACCTATGACTAGCAACCAGATTACACAGAACTTTCGAAGAATCTTTCATAATGAGTTTGGAAAAATGGTTTCTACAAGTTTACTCCGTCATATTGTCGTCAGTCATACCTTCGGGAAGCATATTGATGATATGGACCGTATGGCAGATATCATGTTGCATTCTAAGCAAACGCAACAAACCATATATAACAAACCGATTCCAGCGTAATTATTTATGGGCACGACTCGGTATTATACTATATATATTATTTCGGAGTTGTGCCCATGTTTTTCAATCGATTTCAATTGCTTTCAAATCACTTTGAAATAATTTAAACTTATATTATTTCACAGTTTACCACCAGCCCGACTCTCTTACAGCTTTCTCTTGAATAAGTGGTAACAAGAACTCTTTAATTGTCTTCACCTCAGTATCTATCGAGTCTAATTGATTTTCGACCTTAACAAGTTGAGTGGTAACTAAACGCATCGCTTTCGTGAGCTGATGTAGAAGTTCATTGTTGGTTTTTCTTAATGTTTCATGTTTGTATTTCTCAGTAAGGTAGGCAGTCATTGGCTTATCTTTCTCAAGGCTCATATATCTATAGTTCAGATAAAAAGTTTCTCTAATATAGTCAGTGCAGAAAATAGAAAAAAAGAAATAAATAATTGGTTATGGTCTAAAATAAGACTATAAAATTATAAAAAACACATTTCACTCTATTTCGCACTCTCTAAAATATCAATAAATTAATTAATTTATTCGAAATAGACTGAAATAGACTGATTTACTAGTCTATGCACTAAATTTAGACCACACTTGAAATGTTTTGAACTAAATCTAAATTCTGCACTACGTATATTATAGTAACCATGAATAATTAATATCTGAGTTATAATATATATAGAATGTCTCAATCCAATAACTACAAGTCATTTCTGGAATTGCTGGCGGAAGAAATTGAAAGATTGGAAAAAGGTATATATGCAACAGAAGATGAGCTAATTCCTGACCGAGAGCTCAGTGATATTGCATATATGACCAAACAATTGGAAAGTTCTGACACTGATAGTGACAGTGATTGGACCCCACATGAGGACCCTGACAGCGGGAGTGAATCAACTGATAGTGATTATGGGGTTCTGGATGAATTTTAACTCCGGTATAAGAAATCTTTATTATGTATACAGTTAGTATATAATACAGATGGATGCTAAACAAGCAAGAAAACTACGAATGCAGAAGCTCAAAGAAAAGAGAGCAAAACAAAATGCTAACACCGTTAATGCGAACACCGTTAGTAAGTATGGAACCAGGGTAGGAACACAATCATTGAACGCTAGTGAAGCAAACTACTGGAATAAAAAAGGAGTAACCTTTAAACCTATTTTGGAATTCAATCCATTGACTGATGAGGAAGAAAAAAGACTACATGATATGTATTATGTCAAGAACAATCGTGTTGGGTTCTTGAAGTTATATGAGTCCGTAAGAAAACCAAACGGTAGAACAGAAAAAGGAAAGCCTATTTATAGTCCAACTAGAGCTCAAGTTCAAGCATGGTTGAGTAAACAAATTCCAGCTTTAGACTATAAACCTGTTGAATCTAGTAAGGAATCACGTCCAATTCTTGTTTCTAAGATTGGAGACCTGGTGCAGATGGATTATTTGGATATGGGAGACAATCGAGATGGAAAGCATAGATATATGTTAAATATGGTTGATGTATTAAGTAAGAAAGCATATTCCAGAAGCCCTGTAAACAACACGGGAACTGGTCCAACCGCTAAACAGACATTGCAGCTAGCATCTGAAATATTTGAAGAGTTTAAAAAAGATTACAACCAATATCCGAAGCGATTGCAGACTGATAACGGACCACACTTTTTGAAAGAGTTCGATGCAGCTTTTCAAGATGGTGGTCAATATCATGACAAGATACAATATTCATCGGGGGTTAGATATCGTGCAACCTCTCAATCAGTTGTGGAAAGGTTTAATCGAACTTTGAGAAATATGATTCGTAGATATAGAAATGATACGGATACAGGTGGAAATGATTGGTTTAAACACCTACAACAATTTGTATCTAACTACAACTCAAACAAACACTCATCACTTAAACTAGCACCTAACGAGGCAACGAATGATAATGTCCAAGAATACAAAGATAATATGAAAGAGAAAGCTTTGCTTAAGAACAAAAACTTACAAAGATTGCAAAAAGGTGATAAGGTAAGACTCAAAAACTTCAAAAAGGCTAAAGGAGAAAGTCAGTATAAGGACCAACCAAATTGGTGGCCTGAAATATACGAGGTTTATCATGTGTTCCAGTCCAAAACCGGGAGAGCTCCTGAGTATGCATTAGAACCGAATCCACCCACAACACTAGTAAACAGACCAGGATATCAAGGAATTATGAAAACTCCTAGGAGAAAGTTTACTATTTACGAGTTACAACTCTTAACAAGTGTCGGAGACAAAGACTATAACAAATATAAGATATCGACACGTTTCCATGAAGAGTCTGATGAAGAAGATGATGAACCAAAACCAACAGCACCGGTGAGTATGGAACCTCCTGATATAGTTAACAAAACAATTGATGTTAAATTTTACAATGTGTCAAATAAATCCTATGTAGTTGATAAAGATTCAATTAAACGAAGAAAAAAATCGTCGGGAACCTTCTACGAAGGTGAAGTCATTAGCTATAACAAGGAAACAATGGAACACAAAGTCAAGTTTGATGACGGTGTAGAAGATAATTATAACTTTACTGATAAGAATAAAGGTGACTACATAGCCCAAAAAACAGGTTGGAGGTTAGCCAAGAAAATGGGCACAACTCCGAAATAATATATATAGTATAATACCGAGCCGTGCCCATTGAAAACCTGGTTAATAAATTATCTTAGTTAAGTAATATAGAATGGTTGAAGTATCTTACAGTCAAAAGTATTACAATGCAAATCGTGATAAAATTCTTCAGTATCAACGGGACTACTACCGTAACAAAAAACAAAAACGTAGAGGAGATATTAGAATCAAACATGGTTCATTCGTGCTCTTCGGACCGACTCCATGCGTAATCGATTGGGACAGTCCTTGCAATTGTTCCTACTGCTCCACATTGTAAACACATATAATAATTATCGAATTATCTTATATATATATATAATACATGGGATAAATGGGCACGGCTCGGTATTATTCTATATATATTATTTCGGAGTCGTGCCCATTTATCCTATATATTATATATATATATAAGATAATTTGATAATTATTTCTTTTTACCTGATGCTAATAATGTTTCGGCAATATTAGGATTATAGTTAAATGCTTTTTGTATCTTGTAAATTACTGCACTTCTGGGGTCAGCTCGTGCAAGCTTACCATTTGGCATATATATTCCAGTTGTAATGTTGGTGATGGTAGTTGGTTTCGTAACTGTAAACACTTCACCATCATCCTCTGAGAATATGAAGTCGGTGCCTGTGTAGTTTTTCGATAATACACTTATGACGGGCAGCATCACATCTTCGCTAAAATATTGTGAGTTGTCAATGAGTGAGCTCCGAATTGTATAGTAACCATATATTTGCTTTTCGGGCTTACGAGTTGCTGTGAGCACAGTTGAGTCTTGTGTTTCGGTCATAGTTGAATTTAATATATTATCATACGTAATGGTGTCCGCGTAAGTCGCGTCTGTTATAGCATGTTGTTTGATAATTACAGCTGATAGAGGAGCTTGCAATGAGTATTGACTCGAGCCGTAAGAATTCACCATCAAAGCGAGTGATTGTGTTGCATTCACATCTGCATTAGTTGTGATTGGAAAGAAGCTTTGACTA